GAACGGGCCGAACTGTCCGTGATCCGACCTTCGCTCGGGGCTTCCTGATGGAGGTCGAGGTCACGCTGCGCGGGCCGGCCCTGCTCATGAGCGAGGCGCAGATCGCCCGGCGGCTGAACGGTGCGATGGACGAGGTACTCGAGGCTGTCGGCCGCGAGGTCCACCGGGACTGGCAGGGCAACATGCGCCGCGACTTCCGGCACCCGACCGGCGCCTACTGGTCCCGGGTGGTCATCGTCCCCCGGCCCGGGATCGTGCGGGTGACGGACAACTTCGTGATCTACGGGGCATGGCTGGAAGGCACCTCCCGGCGCAACGCGCGGACCCGGTTCAAGGGCTACGCCGGGGCGCGGCGGGCCGCGCAGCAGGTCGAGCGCGAGGTCCCGAAGATCGCACGGCCGGTACTGGAACGCGCGCTCGGGGTGCTGCGGTGAGCACCGGATGGGGCGGCGCGGACCCGATCGAAGTCGTTGACGGCGCCGATTACGAACTCGGCTGCGAGTACCTGGCCAACGTGGACATCACCATCACCCACATCCGGGTGTGGACCGGCGCCGGCGAGGTGTCGGTCACCGACCGGCGCGGCCGGATCTGGTCCACCGCCGGTGGCCAGCTCGGCATCGCGGTCCTGCCGGACGACCTGCCGGACGGGTGGTCCTCGCACGCGCTGACCTCCCCGGTCGAGCGGTTGGCCGGAACCCGGTTCGTGGTGTCCTACTCCACCGGCGGCAACTACGGCGCGCTGACCAACGGGCTGTCTGGCGCGGTGGACTCCGGCGACACGGCGGTGACCGCCGTGGCGGCGGCCTCCGGCGGGCACGGCAACGGGTGCTTCAACACCAACCCGGGGAACTTCCCGACCACGGCGAGCGGCAACTTCAGCTTCTACGGGACCGACTTCGTCTACTCGCTGGGGATCGGCGGGAACACCGCGCCGAGCATCACCGAGTTCACCGTGACCGCGGTCTCCGCGCTGACCACCGCCACGATCGTGGCCACCGACGCGGAGACCCTGGTCGGTGCCACCTACGGCTACGACTGGGGCGACGGGGCCACCGCGACCTCGGCCAGCGCGACCGCCCAGCATACGTACACCGCGAGCGGCCTGTACGCTGTGCTGGGCTCGGTCACCGACGCCGACGGCGCGGTCGGGTACGCCGCCGCCGCGGTCCAGGTCCACGTCCCCGACCCGACCATCCTCGGGCTCGACGTGGCTGGCCTGTACGACGCGATGGTTTCCCACGCGCTCGACCTCGGGATCTTCGAGAGCGTCAACACGCACGAGCCGAAGTCGGCGCCGAGCCTGGCCGGCATCACGGCCTCGGTCATCCTCGGGCCGGTCACCCCGCGCCGGACGTCCGGGCTGAACGCGACCAGCTTCCGGCTGGAGTTCCTGCTGCGTATCCAGTCGAGCATGCTGATCGAGCCGCAGGACGACATCGACCCGGACCTGTTGCGGGCCACCTCGACCGTGCTGGCCGAGTACTCCTCGGACTTCACCCTCGGCGGGCTGGTCCGGGCCATCGACCTGCTCGGCTCGGCCGGCGCCGGCATGTCCGCGACGCCGGGCTATCTCAACCAGGACGGCAAGCTCTACCGCGTCGTGGACGTGAGCCTGCCGCTGCTGGCCGACGACGTCGTGGCGCAGCAGCCGTGAACGGGAGGGCGTGATGGGCAAGTCATCCGGGCTCGGCGACCAGCTCTACATCGGCGGCTACGACCTGTCCGGCGACGTCGGGTCGCTGTCCGGGATCCGGACCCCGATCGGGGTGCAGGACACCACCGGCATCGACAAGTACGGGCACGAGCGGATCGCGCTCCAGCGGGACGGCGGACTGGACTTCACCGCGTTCTACAACGACACTGCCGCGCACACCCACCCGGTGCTGTCCACGCTGCCGACCACGGACCGGATCGTGTCCTACTTCCGGGGCATCGTCCCCGGCAAGAACGGCGCCGGGCTGGTATGCAAGCAGCTCAACTACGACCCCGACCGGGGCGACTCGGGCGAGCTCACCATCAAGATCTCCATGACGGCCAACGGGTTCGGCCTGGAGTGGGGCACCCTGATGACCGCCGGATTGCGAACCGACACGGCCGGGACCAACGGCACGCCGGTGGACTTCGGGGCCAGCAGCGCGTTCGGCTTGCAGGCATACCTCCAGGTGAACGCCATCGTCGGGACGAACCTCGTGGTCAAACTCCAGGAGTCCTCCGACAACGCGGGCGACGCCTACGCCGACGTCGTGGGCGGGGCCTTCACCTCGGTCCTGCAGGCCGCCGCGCCGACCGCCGCACGGATCGCGACCGCGTCGGGGCTGTCGGTGGAGCGGTGGCTGCGGGTGGTCACCTCGGGCACGTTCTCCTCGGCCACGTTCAGCGTGATCGTGGTACGCAACCCGATCTCCGTGGCGTTCTGAGATGCGGCCGATCAGCCGGGTCGAGCCGGCCGCGCCGGTCGGGATCTTCCAGACCTACTCCATCGCCGCGCCGCGGGAGACGCACTGGCGGCGGGCGACCTGCGAGGAGGCCGGTTGCGACGCGCACCGGTACGGCTGGCGCACCGTGCTGGACGTCGGCACCGACCGGGGCCACAACACCGCCGAGTACATCCGGCGCATGTCCGGCCGGCGGTTCACCGAGGAGCGCACCGGTCCGACCGCGGTCACCTTCACATTCCCGGCCGGCCAGGACTGCTTCAAGGCGGCCGACCACCGGGTCCGGCTGGACCGGCAGGAGATCTATGTCGTGCGCGGCGGGGACTGGCGTGGCAACCCGACCGGCCAGCGGCGCACGCACGCCCGGCCCGAGCACTGGGTCGAGGACTTCGCCGAGAACCAGGACCACCTGATCACACTGCGGGAGCGCGGATGACCAAGCTCTACGCCGTGCTGGCGATGGGCCGCGCTCGCAGCCGGATGCTCCGGCGCCCGGCCGGTCGAGGCGCCGCCGACCGCGACCCGACCGGCGGGGACCGCGTGCGGGGCGGTGTTCAGCCGGGACGCGACCGCCCCTCCGGTGGCCGCTTCGGTGACCTGCCAGTCCGCCACCGGACCGCTGGTCGTGCCGGCCATCCCGTGCAAGGACGGCGGGGCGCTCTGGCAGATCGGCGGGCCGGGCGTCGGCGCGGACGGCTGGGCGCGTGCCGGGGGCGAGTTCCACCCCACATCCGACCTGCAGGACCCGGCCTGGCTGGCCGAACTGCGCAAATGCACAGGAGGCTGACATGGCCGGCAAGGAGTCAGGGCTCGGATGGACGACGTTTTCTGTGGATAACGCCTCGTCTGCCCAGAAGGCCCTAGTTAACGACATCAACTCGGTCCAGTTCGCCACGCCCCGGGCTGTGATTGACACGACCGGGCTGGACAAGTTCGCCCACGAGCGCATCCTCGGGCTCGCGGACTTCTCGGCCACCATGAAGGGCACCTACAACGACGACAGCGACCGGGCGCACGACGTCTTCAAGACGATCGCGCTGTCCACCTCGCCGGCCCGGCTGATCACGATCACGGTCTCCGGGCAGACCCTCGCGGTGACCTGCCTGCTCACCGACTACGCGCTGGACCGGGGCGACTCCGGCGAGCTGTCCTGGACCGTGCCGGCCGCGCTGTCCTCGGGCACCGTCCCGACGTGGTCCTGATGGCCGGGTACCGCCGGGAGCCGACCACGGTCAAACTCCGCTTCGAGGACCCGGAGATGGCCGGGCTGGTCGTGCGCATGCGGTCGCTGTCCATCGGCGCGTACCTGGAGCTCGCCGAGCTGGCCGGCGGGGTGGAGGGCACGCCGGCGCCGGTCGGCGAACAGTTGCAGATGGTGCACAAGCTGTTCGCCGCGTTCGCCTCGTCGCTGCTCGAATGGAACCTGGAGGAAGACGGGCCGACCGGGACCTACCCGGTGCCGCCGACGCTGGAGGGGGTCAAGAGCCAGGATCTGCCGTTCGTCCTGCTGATCCTGCAGGAGTGGATGGGGGCGATGGCTGGGCCCGACCGCCCTTTGCCCGCAGGCTCGCCCTCTGGCGGGCCGTCCCCGGAGCTGTCGATTCCGATGGAGCCGTTGTCGGCAAACCGGCCGAGCTGATCGAGGCCGAGGTCGTGCTCGGGCTGTGCCGGCAGTTCCACCAACTGCCGTCCGCGATCCGGGCCGAGAGCGTGGGGCTGCTGCGGATGCTGGCGGTCGAGGAGGCCGGCGGATCGCGGCCCGAACCGGAGGAGGTGAACGGCTACGGCTAACGAGATCGAGGTGGTCATCAAGTCCACCGAGCAGCCGGCCGGGTTCACCGCCACCGCCAAACGGGTCGCGGACCTCAAGACGAAGATGGCCGACCTCGCCCGGCAGAAGATCGAGCTGTCCGCCGACACCTCCAAGGTCAGCGAGGAGCTGCGCCAGCTCCGGATCAAGCTGAAGACCGCCACGGGCGACGACAAGATCCGGATCCAGGCCGACATCTCGGCCGCCACCGAGAGGCTGGCCACCCTGCGGCAGCGCGCCGCCGCGATCGGCCGGGAGCGCGCCACCATCTCGCTGGACACGACAGCCGCTCAGGCGCAACTGAAGCAGCTGGGCGCGGCGGCGCAGACCGCCGAGCGCGGCGTCAGCCCGCTGCACGCCACGCTCAAGCGGGTCGGCGAGACCGCGGCGGGGTTCCTGGCCGCCAACGTCGTCAGCCGCGGCGTCACCGCGTTCACCGGGTTCGTCGGCGGCGCGACCACGGCCGCCTCCGACCTCGGCGAGAGCGTCAACGCCGTCTCGAAGATCTTCGGGTCGTCCGCCGCCGGCATCCTGAAGTGGGGCAAGGACAACGCCGCCAGCTTCGGGCTGTCACAGTCGGCATTCAACTCGCTCGCCACCCCGCTCGGGGCGTTCCTGAAGAACACCGGCATGGGTATGGAGGACGTCGGCCAGCACACCATCGACCTGACCAAGCGGGCGGCCGACCTGGCCTCGGTGTTCAACACCTCCGTGTCGGATGCGATGGAGGCCATCCAGTCCGGGCTCAAGGGCGAGCAGGACCCGCTGGAGAAGTTCGGCGTGTCCCTGTCCGCCGCCGCGGTACAGGCCGAGGCCATGCGGCTCGGCCTGGTCAAGACCTCGGTCGATCAGGGCAAGCTGGCCATCGCGCAGACCCGCGCCCAGCTTGCCCAGCGCGCCTACACCAAGGCCGTCAAGGACCACGGGGCCGCCTCCGACCAGGCCAAGCGCGCACAGATCGGCGTGGCGACGGCTCAGGACGCACTGACCAAGGCCGCCGGCGGGTCCACGGTGGCGCTGACCAAGCAGCAGCAGACACAGGCCGCGTTGAGCCTGATCATGAACCAGACCAAGGATGTCGCCGGAGACTTCTCCAGCACGTCCGACCAGCTCGCGAACTCCCAGCGGATCGCCGCAGCCCAGTCGGAGAACCTGAAGGCGCAACTCGGGCAGAAGCTGCTGCCCGTCACCCTGATGGTCACCCGGGCCAAGCTCGCGCTCGTGGATGTCGTGGCGAACAAGATCCTGCCCGCGTTCCTGTCCTTCGGCGGTTGGGTCAGCCGGAACAGGGAACTGCTCGCCGCGCTCGCCATCGGGATCGTCGCCGTGCTCGTGCCGGCCTTCATCTCCTGGGCTGTGGCTGCCGGGGCCGCGGCCATCGCCACCATCGCCGCCGCGGCACCCATCATCGCCATCGCGCTGCTGATCGCCGCGCTCGCGCTCGGGATCATGCAACTGGTCAAACACTGGACCGCCTTCAAGAACGCCGCGATCGGCGCAGCGAAGGCGGTGTGGGACTGGATCAAGCGGAATTGGCCGTACCTGCTCGGCATGCTGACCGGGCCGTTCGGGCTGGCCGCCGCGTGGATCTACCGGCACTGGGACGCCGTGGTGTCCTTCTTCAAGGGCATGCCCCGGAAGATGGCCAACCTCGGCTCCGGGATGTGGGACTGGATCAAGAATGCCTTCAAGTCGGCCATCAACGCGATCATCGGATGGTGGGACAACCTCGAGTTCACCGCACCCACCGTGCACATCCCCGGGACGAACCTCAACGTCGGCGGCTTCACCATCGGGCTGCCGGACATCCCGTACCTCGCCCGGGGCGGCATCGTCAAGGCCCGGCCCGGCGGCACGATGGTCATGGCCGGCGAGGGCGGCAACGACGAGGCCGTAGTCCCACTCGACCGGCTCGGTGGCGAACAGCGGATCGTACTGGAGATCCACTCCGGCGGCGGCCAGTTCGACGCACTGCTGGTCGAGGCCATCCGCAAGGCCGTCCGCATCCGCGGCGCCGGCAACGTCCAGCTAGCCCTCGGGAGTTCGCGATGACACAACCCGGCCCGGCCGCTCCGGCCCAGCCGCAGATCCAGGTCGGCATCGGGATGACCGCCACCGGACAGTCGGTCGTGGTGCTGTCCATCCCGACGCTGGGCGGCGCGCTGTCCTGGCAGGTCGATCCGGCCACCGCCGAATCGGTCGGCGCGGCCCTGGCCAACCTCGGCCGGCAGGCCCGGTCCGGGCTGATCGTGCCACCGGGCGCCAGCATGCCGCTGCCGCAGTCCGCCCCGAACGGCAAGGGGGGCTGACATGCACGAGTACATGATCGGGAACTAT